GCTCCTTGGATAGCCAAAGTAGATGGTGAGTTCTATCCTGCAAAGTACTACTTTACAGTAGACTACACTGACAACGAAGTAGCAGACGATCCTGCTCAACACAAGCAGTCACACGTCTTAGAGTTGTTAGATGCAGGAGAATACACAGGTAACATGGTTGCGTTACCCAATAATAGAGTGAGAGTAACTCACCCAGCTTGGTTTGAAACTGGAGAAGGTGCACCAGATTTTAGACCTAACCAACATATTTATAACTCGAAAGAAAACGTAGACTATGTATGGGATACGCAACGGGTGTTTAATAATTTATATAGTGAGGAAAAATCATGATGAAAAAGAAAGGTATGGCTAAAGGTGGCATGAAGAAAAAAGGCTACGCTAAAGGCGGTATGAAGAAAAAAGGCTACGCTAAGGGTGGAGCAGCAAAACCAGATTTTTTAGATCTTGATAAAGATGGTAATACAACTGAGTCTATGAAGTCTGCAGCTAAAGGTGCAAATAAAGGCGGCATGATGAAGAAAAAAGGTATGGCTAAAGGCGGTGCTAATATGAAAAAGAAAGGCATGGCTAAAGGTGGCATGAAGAAAAAAGCTTATACCAAAGGTGGTAAGGTTGCTATGTACAATGTAGGTGGAATGGTTAAATCTTCTGGTGCTATGAATACTGGTATTAAAAAAGCCCCTAATACTTATAAGTAGGAAAATGCAATGGCTGTAACATTACGTAAATATTTAAATAATAAACTTAAGGCAAAAGGTTTAACTGTTAAACAAGCTAAAAAGAACGCAGGTAAATATAAAAGTATTGCTGCAGCTAAGAAAGCAGGATCACTTTATTATACAAATAAGGATGGTAAAGTAATGGCTGCTGTATATGCAGAGGATCTTAAGAAACCACTTAAAGATGTTAAACCAAAAACACGTCCAGACTCAGGTACAATTACAGTTACAGTTTTAGCTCCTGCTTTTACTATTCCAACTAAAGGTGCTCAAGCTAAAAGAAGTATTGGAGAGCGAGAGGATACATCTAAGAAAGTAGCCAAAGTTAAAAAGATTGCTGAAAAAGGTTTAGCAAAAACTACTAAGTTTGACGAGTGGTATAAAAAGAATAAAAATAAATATAAAAATAGGGCAAGAGCTATGGAAGCTTATAAAATGGGTCCAGGTAAAACAGAACACACTAGATATGGAAAGTCTAAAGGTGGTACAGTAAAAAGAAAGAAAGTTAAAAAATGAAAATAGAAGGTGATAAAGTAATAGATCAATACGGTGCTGTTTTAGCAGAGTATGTTCACGGAGAATGGCACTCTAAAGATCCTGCCGTATTAGAGTTTGTAAATAGTGAGAATACAAAGCCTAAACCAGAAACTAAAAAAGTTCGTGCTAGAAATGAAGATGGAACATTAAAAGGTGATGATCCATCTACCCCCGATGTAAATGAAGCTTGGACTACCAAGGTAGTTAAAAAGGCTACAGGAAAGTCATAACGGGTTTGCATTTTTATCTGTAGTAACTTATTGTAAAATATAGTATAACTACTCCTGCCAGTTAGGGCTAACATAGGAGTAGAAAATGATTAAACGTTTATTTAATAGGATAATAGAAGCCAGAGCAGAATCAGCAAGACGTAAGATTGCAAGGATGCAACTTTACAAAATGACTGATAGAGAGCTACGAGACTTAGGAATAGGTAGATGTGATATAGAAAGGGTTGTGCTTACAGGTAAAGCCCTTTGAAAAACACAATAACTTCTTTGATGATTCTAGGAGTACTTTGGGAGGAGGCTCGTGGACCCAGTTACAATAATCGGTGGTGCAACCGTAGCTTTCAATGCGTTGAAGAAAGGCTTTCAAGTAGGTAAAGACCTACAAGATATGTCAGGACAGTTGACCCAATGGGCAGGTGCTATGAGTGACCTGTCCTTCATGGAACAGAAAAATAAAAATCCTCCTTGGTGGAAAGCACTTAACGGACAGTCTGTCGAAGCTGAAGCCTTAGAGATTTTTACAGCTAAGAAAAAAGCTGAAGCCATGAGGCAAGAGCTAAAAGACTGGATTAGTTTTAGCATGGGGCCATCTGCTTGGGATGAGCTTGTAGCTACTGAAGGTAGGATACGTAAACAAAAGAAAGAGCAAGAGTATCGTAAAGCAGAAATACAAGAAGCTATTATAACCTGGGGTGTAACAGGTTTACTTTTAGCTGTAGGTTTAGGTATTTTTGGTTTTATAATATATATGGTGACATAATGGCAAGAAACTTAACAGAAAAACAACAGAAGTTCTTAGATGTACTGTTTGAAGAAGCTGGAGGTAATCTATCTACAGCTAGAAAACTTGCAGGTTATGCAGATGGTGTATCTTCAAAAGCAATTGCAGAGTCTTTATCTGAAGAGATTGCAGAGCTAACTAAAAGGTTTATTAGTTCATCAGCTGTAAAAGCTGCATATTCAATGTTTGAAGTTATGAACAATCCTACAGACTTGGGTAATAAAGAAAAAATGGCAGCAGCAAAAGATGTTTTAGACCGCAGTGGTTTTATTAAGACAGAAAAAGTAGAAGTATCTGCAGCTAATCCATTGTTTATTTTACCGCAGAAAGCTAATGAAGACGAATAAAACTTGGAAGTTACCTAAACCTATAGAAATAGGTGGTGAGTATGAGTGGAAACCAGTTGTAAGAGTTGGAACTCATGTACCATTTGGATATGAACAAGATCCTAACGATGAAGATATACTGCTACCAATTCCAGAAGAATTAGAGTTATTTGAAAAAGCTAAAAAGTTTCTAAAGCAATACAGTTATAGAGAAGTTGCAGCTTGGCTCAGTACTCAATCTGAAAGATATATTTCCCACGTAGGTTTATACAAGAGAGTAAAAATTGAGCAACAACGTAAGAACGAAGCTTCAACTCAACGCTACCTTGCCAAAAGGTACAAAGAAGCGTTACAAAAAGCGGAAAAGCTTGAAACCCAAAGACTTGGTTACAGAGAAAGAGTTAGCTCCAGCTCAACCGAAGCCTGAAGAGATAGACTTTGAAAAAGCTAGAGAAATAATCTTTGAACCTAATGTTGGACCTCAAACTGATTTTTTAGCAGCAACAGAACAAGAAGTTTTATACGGAGGAGCAGCAGGTGGTGGTAAGTCTTATGCGATGGTTGCAGACCCAGTGCGAGAGATAAAACTTGGGTAGCTCCATCAGGTGCTACATTGTGGATGTCCTACCTCGATAGAGAGGATGATGTCATGAGATACCAAGGTCAAGCCTTTAACTGGATTGGCTTTGACGAACTTACACAATGGCCTTCACCTTACGCATGGAACTATATGAGATCACGTCTCCGTACAACAAGGGCTTCAGGTTTGCCACTGTATATGAGAGCGACTAGCAACCCTGGTGGTCCAGGACATCAGTGGGTAAAGAAAACGTTTATTGACCCTCAAACGCCTAATAAATCGTTTTATGCTACTGATGAAAATGGAGAGGTGATAAAGTGGCCGAAAGGTCATAGTCGGGAGGGTGAGCCTCTGTTCAAACGTAGATTCATCCCTGCCACCCTCTTCGACAATCCGTATCTGGCAGACGATGGTTTATATGAAGCTAATCTTCTTTCGTTACCTGAGCATCAACGTAGGCAACTACTCGAAGGTGATTGGGATGTAAACGAAGGTGCAGCTTTTCCAGAGTTTAATAGAAACATACACGTAGTAGAGCCTTATGAAATACCCTCTAACTGGATACATTTTAGGGCTTGTGATTATGGTTATGGTTCATATACCGGTGTTCTTTGGTTTACTATTGTGCCTGGTTCTGAACAACTAGTAGTATACAGAGAGTTGTATGTATCAAAGGTCACAGCTACTGACCTAGCTGACATGATACTAGAAATAGAAGAAGAGTCAGGAGAAAAAATACGTTATGGAGTGCTTGACTCATCTGTTTGGCACAAACGTGGAGATACTGGTCCTAGTCTAGCAGAACAAATGATTTTAAAAGGGTGTCGTTGGAGACCCTCAGATAGATCAAAAGGTTCTCGTGTAGCAGGTAAAAACGAACTGCACAGAAGATTGCAGGTAGATGAATTTACAGAGGAACCTAAACTTGTGTTATTTTCTAATTGCATTAACCTTATATCTCAGCTACCATCTATTCCGTTAGATAAAAAGAATCCAGAAGATGTAGATACAAATTCAGAAGACCACTTATATGATGCATTAAGATATGGTATAATGACTAGACCACGAAGTAACGTATTTGATTTTGATCCTGCTGCACAACGTACAGGTTTTCAAGCATCAGATCCCACATTTGGATACTAAGGAAATAAAATGGCAGAAGAAAATTTCGAAGAAATGATCATGGATATGGAAGAAACATCAGCAATAGAAGATGTTGTTGAAGATGACTACAGAGATCCGCTTACAGGTCATATCATTCAGTTTGTTAAAGATAAATACAACAAAGCTGATACAGCTAGACAACTAGATGAAGAACGTTGGATTCAGGCGTACAGAAACTACCGTGGTATTTATGGACCTAATGTACAGTTTACTTCATCAGAAAAGTCTCGTGTATTTGTAAAGGTAACTAAAACAAAAGTTCTTGCAGCTTACGGTCAAATAGCAGAAGTATTATTTGGTGGTAATAGATTTCCAATAAGTATTGACCCTACAGTTTTACCAGATGGTATAGAAGATACTGTTAGTTTTGAAACTAACCCTGAAGTAAAAAAAGCAGTTGATGCAGAGATGGCTGAGTTACTTCCAGGTGAAACATTACCAGAGTTTAAAGAAAGACTTGGTGCTTTATCTGGTGTACTAGAGCCTGTTATTGAGCATGTAAAACCTGCTCCAGGAAAAACTCCAACATCGGCTCAGTTACACCCTGCTGAAGTTTCAGCAAAAAAGATGGAAAAGAAGATTCATGATCAACTAGAAGAATCTCATGCAAAGAAACATTTACGTGCTGCCGCTTTTGAGTCAGCACTTTTTGGTACAGGGGTTATGAAAGGCCCATTTGCTGTAGACAAAGAATATCCAAACTGGGATGAAGAGGGTAACTACTCTCCAATGTTTAAAACAATCCCACAGACTACATCTGTATCTATCTGGAACTTCTATCCAGATCCTGATGCAGCTACAATGGAAGAAGCAGAGTATGTTGTAGAACGACACAAGATGTCACGTTCTCAGGTACGTGCTTTAAAAAATCGTCCATACTTCCGTGAAAATGCCGTAGACAATGCTTTAAGGCTTGGTGAAAGCTATCGTAAGCAGTGGTGGGAACACATCATGGAAGACAACTCA